CTACCAAGCGCTTGACATTGACTGCAAGTGAGTGTTCGGGGCTATAAATAACAAACTTAAATCCCTCTGCTTTTGCAAGATTCATTGCCAGATCGTAGCTGAAAGAGGATTTACCTGAATTAGGTGTACCTGTTATAACTGTAAAACATGGCTTCACAATCTTCAAAAAGGGATCGAGGCTGTCAAACCCTGTTTTATATTGGACATGTGATTTGCCCGAATATAGATCCATCACCGAATCATAAAGATCATTCGCTGTAAAAAGTCCATCTATTTTTTTGCTCATCTTTTCTCCTGTATTTTTTTATGTACCAATCTTTAAACTTTGGATTCTCGTGCAGAATTCTAACAACATCACAAAACTCAATTTGATCTGACCTGATACACTCTGCTATTAATTCATAATCTTCAAGTTTAATCATCATACCAACCTCCTATATGATCGAAATTCTTAAGATACCATCTAAAAAAGTGAGGGTTATCATTAAATATTTTTTGAATATCTTCCATCATCATTTTATCACTGGAAATAATCTCTCCTGTTTTTTCATAATCTTCGATTTTTATCATTTTATTTATCCTGCTAAAAAGTTTTTATTCTTGATTGTGTTTATATTAGTATTATGTGCAACTTTTTCACGTGGTCTACCTGCATTTACCCAATAAGTATTATGTAATTTTATGCCCTTTCTAATCTTGGTTATTTTGATCATCCCGACCTTTTGCAATTTCTTAGTGTGTGTGATTATCGATCTCACAGAACAGCCACATCTTTTGGCTAAATGAATCTGAGATGGATAGCATTCATTCCTTTCATTGGCATAATTGGATATCATTATTAAAACTAATTTTGTCGTAGGGTGTTTTATTTCCTGTTTTAGCGCCCAATGTATAGCGTGAAAGCTCATCAGTAAAAGTCGTTTGGTTGTACCTTATTTTCTGTTAATTGCCTTATTTTCGCCATGTTTGTAGGATTTGGGATTCTAGTCCCATAAACATATGCCGACATTGAAGGCGCTGGAATTCCTGATAATTCGCTGAATTTGGCTACAGATATACGATTTTCTTTTAAATATTCCTTAATTTTCATTAATTCTCCTTATTTTTAAGCCCAAATATACCACAGCTTACACCCGATTTGTATATATATCGTTTGCAGATAGACATGATTTGTGATAATTTTCCAAATATGAGCAATATTAACCAGATCATGAACGCTATTCCCGTCGAGGATCAACAGCGTTGGATCAGCGAAATATTGACCATAAAACCCCTGAAATCCTTTGTGATTGATCACATTCTTAAGGATTTGGTCGGATTCGATCAAAGATATAAGAATCAACTTGATCTGGGAATTCGGAATAAAACCGATTATCTGATTGCTGAATTCATCAGAAGTGATTATTTTAGATTATCACCTGATAGTTGGGTTAAATCGGATCATCTTATAACAAAACTGGAGATTTATTTACAATGAGCACTAAATCTTTATTATTCTTAATCGTTATAGGGCTATTCGGGATCAACTATCATCTATATTTTGGCAACGTGATAACGCCATCTTATGCATCAGATGACTGTGGAAAGCGATATAATCCTTGTTGGGTTAGGATAAAAAAATAGGAGAAAACAATGACCGACAAAAAAGAATCCCCTGCTATGACGCATATGCGTGAAGTATCGGGAAGAGCAGACGAGCATCTAAATCAACTGTTATTAGCAAGGCAGGAAATTGCCAAGCTTCCAATGGTAAAAGACAAAATAGGCGCTTTCAATAACGCATATCTTGGACTCGAATCAATAGTCCAAAAAATAGAGCCAATATTACTAAAGCATGGATTTATCACGCAGTTTTCGGATACCACTGCGTTTTATTCACAGGGAGATCGTGAAGGTACAATTGATCCAAAAGTTGCAGTTTTCAAAATGAGCGTTACTTATGCCCCAACAGGCGTGGTATTCGATCCTCAATTTTTGACTGTATCATTGGACAAGAATACGCCACAGGGCAAGAAATCAGCGTATACACAGGCTAAAAGGCTGTTTTATACCAATTTCTGCGCAATCCCTGAAGCAGATGATGATGCATCAGCAACAATGACAATATCAGCGAGGCTCGATGCAATTCAATCATTATGCAAGGATATATCTGACCTTGAAGATATTGGCGACATGGCTAAGAAATCATTTTTTATTCTTAAAGCTAAGTACGACAAGGCTGATAAGAGTGCTAAAGCAGAAGGCAAAAACAACAAGCAATCATTTACAGGCAATTCTGCTAACAGCATTTTTAATGAAGATGCCAAATAGCGAGTGGGGATTTGGTAGCCCTCTGATTCATTTTCCTGAATTGGAGGGCAAGATTGAGGATAAATTCTTCTGTCAATACCAAGATCCAGATCCTGAAATGCAAAAAAAATTAGATAATCTCAAAAACTTTAAGAAAGTGGATAAGGTTATCGAGGAGGAAGATCGTGAAGGCGATCTAATAAAGAAAAAAATAACATTATATGTGAGGTACAAATGACAGACAAAGAGATGACAATTCAAGAAATGGAGGCAATATTTAACGAAGATCAAGGAAAACCTGCAAATCAGGGCGCTAAATCGACCACATCTGAGGATCAACATAAACATGAAGTTGATCTGGATAAAATCAAAATGAGTTCGAGCGCTGAATTCACAGGTTGGGATTCTCCACCAAAAATGGTACATACCGGGAAAATCGATGACGGATCAGAACATAAACAGCAGTTTGTAATGGTTAGAAAAACAGGGCAAAGTGGGAAGGTTTATTGCGAGGTTTATTTGAAAGCTGGAACGCTCTTTCAATGTAAGCAAGGATCAAAGGCAGTTATGTCAGGCGAGTTAAATTATGAGCATGGCATGATAGAAAAGGCTAAAAAGAACACAGTTTTTGTTTATGATAATCAGACATATTTTGGTTATGATTTACAAGATTACGTTCCTTATAATCCAGATGAAAGAAAAAAATAAATATGTTCAAATAGGGAGAGGTTTTCATATTACCTCATATACTCGTCATGTCGGCTTTGACGAGACTCCTGTGGATAAGGGGGCATTCGTTTTTTTCACCCCTTATCCTAATTAATCATGTACGGGTTTCTAAAAATTCCGATCTCTAATAAAGATAGGATGTTGGCTCGTACAGAGATTGCATCAGGTGTAGGAATTAAAACCAAAGCGAAAACAACCTCAAATGGTCAAAATCAAAGATCAGTCCAAATGTGGAGGATTCCGAGCGATTCATGGATCTGGGGTTTTTTCACAGGAATTTCAAATATTGCAAATCGTGAGTTCGATTATGAAATAACCGGGATTCAAGATATTCAGTATTTGGAATATAAAGCAGGTGATTATTACGTAATCCATAGCGATATTAATGATGGAGCAGGTGGTGAGCGTAAAATAAGTATGTCTTGGACATTGAACGATGATTATGAGGGAGGCGATCTTAAAATTTATCATGGAGGGGAGAAGGTGGTTATTGATAATAAATCTAATGAGATCGTCGCCTTTACTAGCTTTATGGATCATTCAGTTTCAATCGTAACCAAAGGCAAAAGAAAAGTATTAGTGTGTTGGATCAAAGGAAATCGATGGAGGTAACAATGAGCAACGATGTAATAAAAGATAATTTAACAAGATTAAGAAATATGGCGCAGGAGGATCTCAATTCTACTGCAAAAGAAATCTTTAGGGATCTATCAGATCCGAAAACCGATCAACAGTTGAGGGCAGTTTTGCTGAAATTCTACGCTTTAGGCAATATTCAGAATGGATTAAGTGCCCTAAATGTCAATATGGGTAAGCCACCTGAAATCAAAGAAACCTGATATTCATTGATCTGGTAATCGAAAAAAGGCGATTTTTTGCCAATTTAGGCAAGATTTCGCCTATATTAGTGGAATATTGTATCGGATTCGCATATATTATAGTTGTCAAACGATTAATAACAGGAGGATCAAATGACAAAACTAGATAAATTTATTGCGAGTGCAACACCTAGCAATATATCTAAATTAGATGATGAGCTATTAACTAAATTAAATAAAAATTTACATTTAGCTAACACATTATCAACAATGGAAAATAGAAAAAAAATCAAATCAATCCAAAATATCGTTCATCACGAGATGTATGGAAGAGGATTTGATGTTATCAAGCCAAAAAACTAACAGGAGAGAAAAATGAGTGAAAATTTTACTAAAAATATAGAAAAAAATCTTATAGGCGCTAAAATTGTCAAAGTCGAATATTTATCACCTCAAGAGTCTTATGATGACTTAGGTTGGGATTATCAGCCGATTCAAATCACATTAGACAATGGCGTTAAACTTGTACCAAGCTCAGATGATGAAGGTAATAATGCAGGTGCAATATTTACTAATTTGATAGATTTAGAAGTAATAGGTGTACAAAGGGAGGAAATATGAAATTAACAGAAAAGAGAAAAAAAGAATTAACACAGGAGAAATAAATGAAAATCGATGCACAGAAAATAATAAACGAAGCTAAAAATAGAATGATTATGTTCAAGGGAGGTAAATTACCAAAAGAAAACTACAATCAGAAAAGTTACGATATGGATTCTAAATTGATAGAATGTTGGAATAATTACAAATGACAGACCATATCAATAAACCGAATCATTACACTCAAGGCGAGGTGGAATTTATACATGCGATAGAATCCACCTTAACCCCTGAGCAATTCATAGGATATCTTAAAGCGCAATGTATGAAATATTTATGGCGCTTTGAATTGAAAAATGGTTGTGAGGATTTAGCTAAGAGTCAATGGTATTTGAGCAAACTAAAAGAGGTATATTATGAGCACACAAAAAGAAAGAATACTTAGTGGATTATTGCGAGGTAAAAAATTAACTGTGAGGGATATGTTATTCTCTCCCTACAACTCAAACTGCCCACCGAGAAGGATTAAGGATTTGTCAGATAATATGAATATCAAAATTGAGAGAGAGGAAAAAGTCAAAGACGGGACTAGATTCACTCAATATTATTTATCAAAATCAGAAATTAGGAGATTGAAAGATGTTAGAAAAAATAGCTGAACTTTGCGATATGATTCCCGACACAATTAAAATGATTGGGATTATATCGCTGATTGCCCTGTTTTGGGATTTTGTACTTTAAGATAAACCAATAATTCCAAGAGAGCCCCTATATTGCAAAATATGGGGGTTTCTTTTGCCTGATATATTGATATCACTAATATTGATAAAACCCGATATATGGGATCACAGCGCCTCAGTACACGAGAAAGAGAAGCTGTAAAGCGAGGTTTTATTGGCTTTCCACCCCAGATCGTTTGAATCCATGCGCATAACAGCCTTAGTGTTTGAATAGGTGATAACAGCATCATCTGACAATGCTGTCTTGAGTGGGGGCTCTATAGGAAGAGTAGCATTGCCAGACGAGTCGCTAGTGACATCACTAACGATCATGTGTAATTTAGAAGATGATCCTGAGCCAAATTGTACATAATCTCCTTGTTTGAATACTACTGTTGATGCATTACAATTATCCACCACAATATCAAATGCCCCGACTGAATGAACTCCATTGACAGATATAGTCGTTGTAGCGCCTCCTCTTATTGTTTTTGCATCGGGATCTCCCAATAAAAAAGTACCTTTCCTTCCATGTAATTGCATATAAAATGATTGCCAAGCACCTGCTTGGGATCTGGAAAGCGCAGGAAGGGTTACAATTGTATTCCATACTGCTCCATCATATTCGTGAACGTTACTCGCATAAGTAAAAGGTGATTGAGTGACAGCCACAGTTTTTATTATCTCCCATTGCGAAGTCACAAAATTTGGTGTTGTTGGCATTGTTAAGGGATAGCTAGGTTGCGACATAATTAAGCTCCGAATGTTTTAGCGAATGATCCACCACGAGATCGACTCTCTGCAACAGCCTGTACAGTTTCATTGCGAATTTGAGGAAGTAAATTCATCACCTCGGCTCTCACTGTTGGGACGACACCTGTGCTAAATGAGATATTTTGAGTGATATTTACTCCAGATCCCTGCATATCTTTATTGGCGACGATCGTACCAGATGAATGAGGCACAAACATTTCAGCCCCTTTTTCACCTACCATATAGGGAGTGTTAGGCGAGACTTGACCACCATTAGCCATAAATCCACCGAATCCACCACCACTACCACCTGTGAATCCCCCGATAAAAGCATTTGTGATTTGATCCTCTCTGACATTTTTCTGCTTGGCATTTGTGTCATCTAATTTTCTATTGATTTCATCAAGCAATGGTTTCATAACTGTTAGATGGAATACGAGAGATATAATCTCTGCCACTGCGCTTTTGAATATATTTTTTAATGAATCACCAAGTTTCTCACCACTTACGATTGCCTGACCGAAAGCATCTGATATTGATTGCCCTGCATCATTCACTGTTTCTTTCACACCCTCAATGATTGACGCCATATCAATAAATAATCCTGATAATTCCTCTGTGGATTTTTTAACATCCTTTTGAGTCTCTTCTAATTCTCTCAAATCACCTGTTGCCAAATTGTAAACCTCGTTAAGGCTTGTTAAGGCTTTGTCTTGATTAGTGAGCG